CCGGGGATTTTTGCCGCAAGCGCCCCAAACTGGCTGTTTGGTTGGCCCGCTGCTCCGGTGCCTCCGCTGGGAGCCTTTCCGCCGCCCCCTTTGCCCTTGTCCGTCAGGAGTTCGGGCATTGCCGCTGCAAACTCTTTCGCCAGGTCGCCAATTGTGGCAAAACCATCGGCCCCGCTGCCTGCCATCGGGTTTCCTTCTGCGGACATTACACGCGCCTGCCCACCTTCGTCAAGACTGACCCGCGCCATGCCCGAAACAGCGATCATTTCCGCGACTTTGGCCGGGAAACCTGCGGTTTGCATTTCTGCGGTCAGTGTGGCTTGCGCAGCGGTCAGCTTCATTTTGGTGACTTCGCCGCGTACCTCATTCAATTGCCTTTCGTGGTCGGCCTTGATCTGGGCAATGATTTTTTCCTGATCGGCCTGCGCATCCTTGTCTGCTTTCTTGGGCGCTGTTTTCAGCGCAGCAATTGCGGCGTCAAGGTCGCTTGCGTCTTCCACGCCCAGCGCCGACGTGATGCGCTCGACCGTCTTGCGCCGACGTGCGGCCTCGGTCGCGTTGTCAACGGCCCGCTGGTTCACTTCGTTGAATTGCTCTGCCGGAACAACGCCCGCCACATCAAGAACAAAGCCGCCCCCGTCCTTTTCTTTGTAAAGGGCTTTCGCCGCCTCATCGATGCCTTCAAGGTCTGCCACCTCATATTTCAAAGCCATTTCTCTTCCTTTCGCTGCCCGTCTGGGCGTTCGCTGGGGCATTGCCCCGGTTAGTTACCACTTCACAGACGCCGACCAATACGCAGCAGACATTTTGCCCTTTGCGATGTTCTTCGCGTGTCGCGCCTTGAAGCTCTTGCGGCGTTTTTTCGCCGCCTCACTCTCGCCCTTTTTAGGGGGCGATCCCTTTACGCCTTGCTGCCCAAAGCGAATAATCTTTTCCTTGCCGCCGGAACACGCCTTGACCACGTGCGATTTTGTCGGGTGGTTCGGCGTGCGCTTCGGCGTGTTGCACTTCATCTTGGACTTGTCGATTTTCGCCATGGGTCAGCCTCGGTCGGTGTTTTCTTGAATTGCCTCTTCTACGGTTTCATCCCCGTAGGTTTCGGCCCATGCCTCGGCGTCTTTCGCCTTTAGCTGCTCAAGCGTGTATTCTTGCCCAGCGCGGTTGACGAACCGATCAACGGTCAGATCGCCCTTGCGATACAGCCGCCCCTTGGTCTTGCCCAGGATGTCGTCCTGCGTTTTTGCGCTCTGCGCCTTTAGCCAGCCGTTGTAGGTCTTGCGGTTTTCCAGCCGCGCCCGGTTGCTGTTTGTGACCGGCACCATCGTTGACCGGCAGGCAATGTGCGCTGGTGGTCGCGGCCCTTTGCCGCGCGGGTAGAACTTGCCGTCACGAGACTGGCAAATAGGCGTTGTGCGGTGGTCCAGAACAGACACCCATTGCTCCATCCTGATCGTCGGGTTGACTGCATATGTCTGTTCGCGGGCGACGGTCGCCGTGTGGTTAAAAGCTGTCCGCACCATTGCCTCGGCCCCGCGCGCCGACATATCAAGGATGCCCTTGCGGCCTCGTGTGCCTCGCAATTGCCTGGCGACCTCAACCGCGCCCAGCCCGTCGGTGTAGCCTTGCGTTACCGTCTCGCGCACGCGCCGCCTTGTCCCCGCCGGTAGCCCGGCAAGCCAGTCACGCAAGAACTTGCCGTCAAACGGCTTCGCATTGACCGCTGCCCAGACGTCGGCATCTGACGCCACGCCAAGATCCGCAACCAAGCCGGTTTTCTCCAGCATGTCTCCTTGCCATCCGGCCTCGTAGAAGCCGAAGTCTTTCAAAAGGTCGTCAATCTCGGATATGACCGGCTCATAGCCGTCGCGGATCATGCGGCTAAGTTGCGCATTCAACGCCTCAACCTGTCGCCGGGTCATGTTTTCCAGATCCGACGCGGCGACGGTGGTGAATATCTCGCGCATAAGCGGCGACAGCTTGCGCAAGACGTCTTTGACCGCTCGTGCCTTCAAGCGCTCGACGTAAACCGCGTGCCTGACGCTGGCGTCATAGGCCGTTGTCACTGGTCAGCTTCCCCGCCTTCTGCCTCTGGCTGCGGTGCCTCAAAGTCGATAAACGCCCCGCCCTCCCCTTCGATCAGGTCGCTTTCGTCGTCCGCGTCCACATCCTCGTCAAGCACGCCCCGGCGGCGCGCCTCGGCAATGTAGGTGCGCTTGCTGATGACGCCTTGGACGAACATGTCGCGCACCTGATCCATGCTCAGGTGATTTAGGGCGCTGAACTCCTTGTTCACGAAAACCTCTGTGTCCGCGTCGGCAATCCCCGCAAGATCCGCCATCCAGCCCATACAAGTTTCCAGCGTGTCCTTCAGGTTGTCGGCGTAGATCGAAAGGCGGCTGTTTTGCTTCTGCTCGTCGATGGCATCGCCGGTCGCGGTGTTGCCGCCCGTCTTGCTGATCACAAGCTGCAAGCCCAGCGCCTGCATTTGGAACTCCAGGTCTTTTAGTTCAATCCGCGCCTTGTCGATACCCGTGCCGCTTATTTCGACCCACTCCATGCCAGCCGTTTCGCTGTTGGCAACAAAGGCGTATCCGGTAGACACGATCAGTTCGCCGGTTTCGCTGGCCTCAATGCCCATATTTTTCAGGAACAGCAGCGGCGACAGCGACTTGTGCAGGCATGACGCCTTGTCCGATTGCAGGCGCCAGTGGGCGAGGTTGACCTCTGTCAAATCCTGCAAAGGCGACGTTGCGACCATGAAGCCCGCCCGCTCGGTGTAGAACGGCGCGACCATGATTTCCGTCTGTTCGGTCGTGTATTCGTCCACAAGCTCAAAGCCGGTGCCGTCCACTCGGCCTGTTGTGCGGTTCACAATCCCGCCCTTGCTACTGGTGGTCGTGCCTCGGTACAGGCGCACGCGCACGCGGCCTTCAACCAGATCCTGCACGCGGATCTGTAGCAGCGTTTCGTCGCTGAACTCGCCCCGGTCTGGGTCTTCGACCTCTTCGAAGTTGCGGAACTGCGTCAGGAGGGGAACGTTGTTGACGTTTTCCCATTTCCAGCCAAGCACATCGTCCAGCGGCAGATACGACATTGACGGTCGCAGGTTTAGGGCCTGCGCCTGGCCGCGCGTTAGCTCGCCTTCTCGGCGCAGCGCGTCAACCATCACGAAGCTGATACCCCGCAGCATTCCGGCGTTAAACACGTCGTTGGCAAAGTTGGAAAGATCGCGGCCCTCAAGGTCAATGTTGCTGGTGTATTCGGCCAGCGGGTTGTCTTCTTGGTTTTTGAGCGTGGTGGGCTGCTGGAACACCTTGCCCGCTGCATCCTCGACGAACTTGTTGACGCCATTGAACAGCGACGAACTGTTGAGCCGCGCGGTGTAATCGTCGTCGGTTTCCTGCGGAAACTGCGGCAGATATTTGACGCCCTGCTTGCGCATATGCGGCCCGCCCTTGTCCACATCAACAACGCGCTGGCTTTCGTTTAGCATCGTCTGGACGACCGTTGAAACGGTGCTGACCGAATAGGAGGATTGCGCCATCGTTGGCCCCTTGCGATTTAATTTGCTGCTTTATATCGCAACCAAATGCGTTTTCATAGCCTGACCACGGCTTTGGCTGCGCTCTTGCGTTTCATGAGCGGCACCAAGGCATAGCGCAAGGCGTCGATGTAGTGGTTATGCTCGTCTGCAATGACCGGCAAAATGTCACCGGACAGGCGATCAACCTTGTAGCTGTAAAGCCGGAACTCTCGCGCCGTTTGCGGGCAGTCTGGGTGGATCACCACCTTGTCAAACGCCTTGATAAACTCAACGCCGTCTTCGACGCTGCCCGGCCATTTCTTGACGCTTTCCAGCCTTGGCAGATGCTCCGCGTTGGGCGCGTGCTTCTGTGGCCGCTTTAGGTAGCTGATACTCTCAGGCCGGGCGCTGTCAGCCCGCGTTGCGTATTTGTGAAAGTCAGGGATATTGCCGCACAGAAATCGGGCCGTGTCGTCCAGTTCCAGCTTTACCTTGCCCGCCTCGTTACGGACGTAAAGCACATTGTCGCGCACATAGCAGCGAACGCCTGCGGTCGGATCTTGGGCAAAGCCGAAGTCCAGCCCCTGATATGGCCCGGCAAAGTTGTCTTTGATCGTGAAGTCATCCACTACGAACTTGCCGCCGAAGACTTGTGCGTCTGTCAGCGTCAGGAACGCGCCAAGCCAAACGTGGTCGTATGTGTCGGGCCGGTCGCGCAGGTCGCGCAGTCGTTCAGCCTCCAGCACATCGGGAAACCACGGGTTGCCATCGTAGTTGATATGCGTCACGCAGATGTCAGGATCTGCACTTGCAGCGAAGCGTCGGTGCGTTGCGCTGTCTGGGCTTTCGGGGTTGTAGGTGATGGCAAGCTGCGAGCCTTCCTCGCGGATCGTCGGGATGAGTTTCAGCCAGGCGGTTTCGCTGACGTTCTCTGCCTCTTCGATCCAAGCGTCGAGAATGCGGGCCTTTGACTTGAGGCTGTCGAGATTTTGGCGCAGACCAGCGAATGCAAATGATACGCGCCGGTCAGCCGTTCGAATGTATTTTTCGCCAATGTCGAAGTCTTGGGCCAGCCACGGCAAGCCTTGGATGGCCTGCTTGATTTCTTCCAGGCTGCTTTCCTCTAGGCTGTTGAGGTGCTCTCGGCCCGCAAGGATGACACCGCTGCGGCCATGCTCTGCGTGGTGCTTTGCGCGGATTGCGGCCCAGATTGCCGCTGCCCTTGTTTTGCCGGAGCCTCGCCCGCCCTTTAGAACGTGGAAGCGGGCGGGCGAAGCGAAGTTCTTGGCAATGGGCCGGGGAATATCAATCGTCTGCGTCGTCAACGCCAACGCCGTTGAAGATGATGGTGGTTGGCTTCTGGCTCATGCTGCCGTCGCTGCTGGTCAGGTCGATGTCCTGCTTTTCGCGCCATCCGGCCTGGGTCTTCATCCAGAAGATCTGCGCTGCCGTGTCGCCGTTCTTTGCCTTGTTGAACAGCGCCCCGCCGATTGTGGCGTTGGCCTTGGCTTTGGCTTGGTCCAGTTCCTCGCGGTAGTATTTCCGCAAGGTCTTGACGTCGATGCCGCCAATGATGTCGGCAATGACTTCCTGGCGCGTGCCAATGGTCGCGTGCAGCGACACAAGCTGGCGCGTTGCGTCGGTCGGTTTATGCGGCTTGCGTGACATTGCTCAACTCCGCGTAGGTTTTTCCGCTTTCTTCGTGCGTGGCCTCTTGGCCGGTGAAGTCCTGCCAGCGCTTGATGATCACGTCGCAATACTTGGGGTCGAGTTCCATGTTGAACGATGTGCAGCCCATCTTTTCGGCTGCAATTGCGGTGGTGCCGGTTCCTGCGAATGGTTCGACAATCGAGCCGCCATGCGGGCAGAAATTCTTTATGCCTTCCTCGACAAGCGCCAGCGGGAAGCAAGCCTTATGGCTTTCGTGGTTTGCCCCAATATTGCTTATCTTCCAAAGATTGCGAAGGCATTCAGTTCGGTTTTTGTTGATCTTAAATCGACCAGCGCAAAGAACGAATATGAACTCATATATCCGCGTCAGGTTATCGCCTTGCAATGAAACTGCCATAGCCTTTTCCCAAACGATAGTCTCGACAAGCGGGATTGATTTCTTCGCTGATGCGATGACATCAATATATTCGCTCGGGCTGTTCTTGTTGTAGTTGATATTGTAGCAGCAAACGAAATCAGGCGCTGCGACAGACGCCAACGCTGTGATTATATCTGCGTTGAATTGCACGTATTCATCGCTGGTTTTGTCATCAGAATAGCCGCCGACATATAGTCCACCTGCGCCAGCCTTTGGCACGGGACTGTG